GCCCAGCAGAGGATTGCGGAGGAACTTCGAGGATTGGCAATGGAGGCTAAGGTTTTGCTCTGGACTGCTACTCAGACCAACCGCCAAGGTCGTGCTGTAAAGATTATCACGGATGCTGAACTTGGAGATTCCTACGGAAAAATTCGTACTTGTGACTTTGCAGTATCTCTTAATCAAAGTGAGGAAGAGTTTGATAACGGTCATATGAGAGCCTATGTGGTAAAGTCCCGTAATGGAAGACCCCGATTCACAGTACCCATGGTTATCGACTATAACATTCTTAGAATGTCTGAAGGAGAATCCATTGAAGAAGATGACGAATAAACATATTTATACTATTTTAGCTGAGAAACCCCACTTATGTCAGGTGAATGTAGGGTGGGCTACCTTCGATATTAAGATTGTTGAAAGGCTTAGGTCAGGTAAACATAATTGTTGGGGTTTGTGCGACTTTGACACTTACGATATCTTTTTAGAGAAAAAGATGAAAGATGGTCCTGCCCGTGAGACCCTCTTACACGAGATTTGTCACTCGCTCTTGGAATTTTGTGGTATGGGAGAGAAGGAAGAAGCAGAAAAAGAACAAAAGATTTGTGCTTCTAATGAAACCCTTACTATAACAATGTCCAGAGCATTTATGCTGTTTGTTCGCCTTAACCCTCAATTAGCCAAGGAGCTATTACTATGAATAAAGCCCAAAGTTTACTAGAAGCATTAGATGATTTAACTTGGGAAAATTATGTGGAGATCGCAGATGCAATTACTGCCTACGATAAACACTCAATTGACGATGAGATGACTCGTCAAGCTTCCATTTACTCTTACTATCAAGGATTAATGTCCGTTGCTAAAAAAGCACTTGATGACTGTAATCTTAATTTAGTTAAATTTGTGGCTACCACGCGAAAAGATAGAAAATCTTCAACACCCGCAAAGCAGACTGCTAAAGATTTGGATGATTTTGTAGAATCTACTGATGACTTCGCAGTATATAACGAAAAAGTAAACGAAGCCTCGTTTAAGTACACCCTACTTAAAGGTCTAGTCTCGTCATTGGAACAGAAAAAGGATATGCTCCAACAGCAATCATCCAATCGTCGCGCCGAGACAAATCTTTATAGATAATCTAAAAATTTCGTAAACAACGACTATAATACAACAACAACTGGCCCACTAACCACAGGAGGTTTCATATGGCTATCGACTTAGATGCTCTCAGAGCAAAACACGAAGAACTCAGCGGAAATAAACCAGCAGGAGGAAACTCAGATTTCCTATCTAACTTCTTGCAATTGCAAGAAGGCACCAATTCTGTCCGCATCCTTCCAGGAAAGGATGAAGACACAATGTTTTACGCGGAGACCAAGATTCACCGCATCCCAGATGGTCAAGGTGGAACCAAGAATGTCCATTGCCGTAAGATGCATGGAGAGGCATGTCCTCTATGCGACACTTACTTCTCGCTCTGGAAGGAGCCTAACAAGGATGAGGATCTAGCTCGAACGATTAAGCCACGATCCCGCTACTACATGAACGTAGTAGATCGTGAGACTGGAACTGTGAAGATCCTTTCTCTTGGAGTAATTCTCTTTAAGAAGATTATTGCTGCTATGCTAGATGAAGACTTTGGCGATATTACTGATATCGCGTCAGGTCACGACTTTAAGATTGTGAAGACCATGGAAGGTCAATGGCCTAAGTATGATCAATCTTCACCTCGTCCCAAGTCTTCTGAGGCGGGTAGCAAGGCTGAAGTTGCAACATGGATGGATTCACTCCACGACATTCATGCTTTGGTAAAGTTGGAGGATTATGATGATGTGAAGACTGCCTCACTAGGTCTACTTCCATCACACGAAGGAAGTAGTCAAAATCCTACAAAAGCCGAGAATGTGGCTGATGATGACTATCTCTCTAAAATGCAGAGTAACTAATTATGAGAAATATTTATCTAACACTTATGTTAACCGCCTTCTTGGGGTTAACGTCTTGCACCTTCCTTGAGAATATCTTTGGGGAAGGGACGGTTTTCACGACCGCTGATCAAGTTATGGAAGGAGGGGAGGCTGCGGTCATTCCTTTCGACCAGCTTCCTGAAGCTATTAAGGAAAAGATCCCAGAGGGTACCAACCTCGTTATGACTTCTAAGGACGCTCTTATTGACGGAGCTACTTATATTCCCACTGGTGGAAGTTTAGACGAGGGAGGCTGGGATGGTATCTTTAGCACTGTGCTGGGTGCAGCAACTGCTTTTATCCCAGGTCTTGCGGCTTGGGAAGGTGCGCTTACCTTGTTTAGCCAGCGTAAGCGAAAGCACTACTTTAAGGCGGTCAAGGCCATTGTTCCTTCTGACAAGAAGATGGACTTTGGTGGTGCCTTGAAGGGTATTGTATCAGCACTGGGTGCTTCTCACTCCTCGGAAGGAACTGCTATCCTTCACGCTGAGGAATTAGAGGAAGAAGCTGAAGAAGAAGCCTAATTAAATTAGGCTAAGACTATAATAGGAGTAAGGGATTGAATACCCCTTTACTCCTATTTTTTTAGATAAATTTATGAATAGAAAACTTAGAATATTGTGTGCTCCTGCTAATGAGGGGGGTTGCTCCTACTATCGAGTTATTGGTCCTATGCGGAAGCTCAACGAGCTATACGGGGATCAACTAGAGTTTAGGTATAATCTAAATCCTCTCGGGATCACAGAGACTGGGCCAAATGCGGGAACTTGGCAAGAGGACTGGGACTTCGAGGATATGAAGTGGGCAGACATTATTTGGACTAATAACATTTCTAATTGGGGAGGCCCCTATACTGCCAGACTTGTAGGAAAAGCTAAGGAGTTCGGTAAGTTTGTTCATTACGATACGGATGATCTCTTGACAGATTTATACGAAGGACATCGTTTATATGGCACTTACAAGGAAAGAAATCTTGAGGAGATTACGAAGTTTATCTATAACAATGCGGACTTGGTTACGGTTACTCAACGTAAGTTCGCAGAACGAGTTAAGCCTTTCTGTGGGGGTGTTCTAGCAATTGTAAAAAATGCTATCGATTACCAGCTTCCTTCCTGGTGTGTTCCTAAGTCTAAACCCAATAAGAAGAATATTATTCGCATCGGATGGGCAGGAGGTATTCACCATGAGGAAGATGTCAAGGAGTTCGCGGGAGTTCCTCACATGGTTAACCAGAGAGTAGGTAGAGAAAATGTTCAGTGGGGTTTCTACGGTGCTCCTTTAGCTGTTAAGGATGGAGATAAAAACGAATGGCAGCACCAAGTATGGAAAAACTATAAGAAGATGTTATTGAAGGGCTTTTCTGGTCCACCTAATTGGCAGATCTACAACGCTCTTCCCCCAGATAATTATGGAGGATTATACTCTAACGTAGACCTTGCAATTGCACCTCTTCAGATGAATGCTTTTAATGATTCTAAGTCTGAGATTAAGATAGCGGAATGCGGAAGGTATAAGATCCCGTTAATTGCGTCAGATGTTGGTTGCTATGATGAGACGATTGTTAATGGAAAAACAGGATACTTACTCCCTGCTAATGCTCCCAAGTCTGAGTGGGTGAAGATATTAACTAAGTGTATCAAAAATCCTAACCATGTTAAGGATATGGGAGAAGCTCTGCATGAAGTAACTGAAAAGTATTTTGATCTTAACAAGGTGGTTAAGCACCGATTAGAACTTTATGAGCAATCTATGGGACTAATACAAGGTAGGGATGGAGATGAAAAAATAACCTATAATACGGAGTGGAGTTTCGATGACTAATACGACAGTAATTATTAAGACTATTGGACGCAAGACATTAAAAGAGGCCATTGCCTCAGCACATCGAGAGGGCTTCCGTCCTGTCGTTATTTCTGATGGAGTTAATACGGCTGCTAACAACTGTGATTATATTCAACTAGGTAAGAAATGGGGAATGTATGGAGGTATGTGCGCTAATGTTGCTGCTGCCGTCGTTAAAACTCCTTTTATTACTTTTCTTGACGATGATGACATTTTTATTCCTGGAGCGGGGAATGTTATCAGAAGTAAACTTAAAGAAAGGACTGATGTTGATGTTTGGATTGCGGGTGTAAGATTTAATGTTCCTATTCAGCTTGCTGATAAAGAAGGGAACGAGATTTTTCGAGGTAATGATCTAGCGATGCGGCCTGAGTGGGGGGTAACCCTTGGAAATGTAGCAATGCCGACCTATAGAACCGATGTCTTTGCCAAGGTTCCTTTTACAGACTCTCTTCCTGAAGAGGTTCAGGGAATGTCTGATTTATTTCATGTGAGGGCCTGTGAAGCAAAAGGATTTAAAATTGGTTGGTTCTGTAATAACGGTGATCAGCCTTTATATCATGTTCGCCCTCATACTAGAAATGATCCTATAAGTGAGGCCATGGCAAACGGTAGAGGGGATACGTGATTTCTGTTATATGTTCTGTTTATAACTCTTCTAAATATTTAGATAGATATTTAGATTATGTAAATAAGCAGACTTTAGAATCGTTTGAAATTATTTTTGTGGATGCTAAATCCACAGATGATTCTCTTGAGAAAATAACCAAGTATACCTTCAGAGAAGGCATTAAGCCTTTGATAATGACACTCTCCGAAAGAGTTGGAATTTATGAAGCTTGGAATATAGCTATTAACCATAGCTCCTATGACTACGTGTTAAATTACAACACAGATGATAAACTCTATAGAACTTCTTTAGCTACTTACGCAACCTACGCCAAACTCCATCCAGAAGTAGACATACTTTATTCTGATTCTTTTATTAGCTCTGATCTTACTCACACTCCTTCTAGTTGGTATAGCTGGAGAGATGCTAATGTAAAGCAAAACTTACTGCACGGGTGTTGTGTTGGACCCTATCCTCTGTTAAAAAAAAGCACTATTAAAGAAGTTGGGATGTTTAATCCAAAGTTTAAAATCTCTGGTGACTATGAGATGTGGTGTCGTTTAAGTTCTATGGGTAAAGTATTTCTAAAAATTGACGAACCTCTAGGAGTCTACTATAATAACCCAGAAGGTATGAGTACTCAAAATGACCAAGAACGGATTAACCAGCATATTGCTGAGGATAACCTCATCAGGAGTACCTACGCATGAACTATCTAATTAACTACGCTGATCGAGCGTTTTTAGAGTCTAGAAAAAGAAACTCCCTATCAGGTATTCAGGCTGGGTTTGATGCGATACTTCAGTATACTAGAG